TATTAGTGCAACAAATACACAAGGATTCAATTGTGCAGCATCAACGACAAGTGGTTCAGTAGCTTATGCTAAAGCATTAAACGCTGTTCAAAACCCTGATGAATATGATATCAACTTATTAATCACTCCTGGTATTATCAGACAATATCATCCTTATGTAACAACTAAGGCAATCGATATTTGTCAAGAAAGAGAAGATGTATTCTATATTGCAGATTTTGCTGGTGCAAGTGCTACTATTTCAGAAGCAGTTGAGCAAGCAGCAGGAGAAGATACTAACTATGTAGCTACTTACTACCCTTGGATTAAAACAATTGATGTAAATACTAACAAATTAGTAGCAGTTCCACCATCAGTATTATTAGCAGGTACATTCGCACAAAATGATAGATTAGGTGCTGAGTGGTTCGCACCAGCTGGTTTAAACAGAGGTGGTATTGCAGGGGCAGTTCAAGTATTGAATAGATTAACTCAATCAGAGAGAGATACATTATACGAAGGAAAAGTTAACCCAATCGCTACATTCCCTGGACAAGGTATTAGTGCATTTGGACAGAAGACTTTACAAGATAAAGCATCTGCATTAGATAGAATCAACGTAAGAAGATTGTTAATTAACTTAAAGAAGTTTGTTGCATCTACTTCAAGATTCTTAGTGTTCGAACAAAATACGGCACAAACAAGAAGTAAATTCTTAAATACTGTAAACCCTTACTTAGAAGCAGTTCAACAAAGACAAGGACTTTACGCATTTAGAGTGGTTATGGATGAAAGTAATAATACACCAGATGTAATCGACAGAAACATTTTACAAGGTTCTGTGTTTTTACAACCTGCTAAGACAGCTGAATTCATCGTAATTGATTTCAACATCTTACCAACAGGAGCATCATTTAGTGTATAATTTCGATAATTGATATTTATATAAAAGAAATAAAAAATGGCAGAAGTATTAGAATTTAACGAAATGTTTTATACCAATTTCGAACCTAAGATGAAAAATAGATTCATCTTCGAAATAGACGGTATCCCTTCATATTTAGTGAAAGCTGGTAACAGACCTACAATCACTTTTGAACCTGTGGTATTAGACCATATTAACATCAAAAGAAAGTTAAAAGGAAAAGGAGATTGGTCTACGTTAGAAATTACACTTTACGACCCAATTGTTCCTTCTGGAGCACAAGCGGTAATGGAGTGGGTGAGAACATCACATGAATCATTAACAGGTAGAGATGGATACGCAGAGTTCTATAAGAAGGATGTGGATTTCTATATGTTAGGTCCAGTAGGTGATAAGATTGAGCAGTGGAAATTAAAAGGAGCATTCATCACTTCAGCGAACTTCGGTGATTTGGATTGGAGTAATGCTACTGACCCTACTACAATCGTATTAGAACTTACTTATGATTATGCAATCTTAGAATTCTAAAAAATATTCCTTACGGATGCTACCGAAGGACAGCCCTCATCAGAAATGGTGGGGGTTTTTTTGTTTTGAAAATTTGTGATATATATATTTATATACAAAACAATAAGTTATTATTATGGCAGAGCAAAAGTACGATTTCGCAACGGAGGTTATAACACTTCCATCTGAAGGAAAGGGATATCCTGAAACATCCCCATTATCAAAGGGTACAATAGAGATTAAGTATATGACAGCTAGGGAGGAAGAAATCCTTACATCTCAAAACCTAATTAAAAAAGGTATCGTTTTAAACAAACTATTTGAATCAATTGTTGTTGATAAAGATATTGATATAAACGAAATCCTAATAGGAGACAAGAACGCTATTATGTTAGCGACTCGTATTTTAGGGTATGGTCCTTTATATTCAATTGAAGTTACCAATGATAATGGAGAAAAGGAAAAAATAGATGTAGATTTATCAAAAGTTCAAACAAAGGATATTGATTTAACTAAATTAAGAAGAGATAACCGATATCCATATACTACTACATCTGGGAATAATTTAGTATTCAAATTGTTATCACATGGTGATGAACAAAAGATTGAAGAGGATATTAAAGCATTAGCTAAATTTAATAAAGGAGGTATAAGTTCAGAATTAACTACTAGATATCGTTATATGATTCAGGAAGTAGATGGTAAAACTGATAGTAAATCAATTATAGATTTTATTAATAATAGATTTTTAGCTAGAGATACTAGAGCATTTAGAGAATATATTAAGAGTGTTTCTCCGGATGTAAAAATGGAATTTGAATATGAAAGCCCTGAAACAGGAGAAAAGGAGGTACGCTCGATTCCGATGGGCGTAGGCTTTTTTTGGCCTTCCGAGTAATTATTCAGTAATTTTACACAGTCAGATATTTGATTTATGTTATTATGGAAATGGGTTTATATATTCGGATGTATATCAGATGCCGGTTCATATAAGAAATTTTTATTATAACAAATTAATACAATCGAAAAAAACTGAAAAAGAACAAAACGAAAAGGTATCAAAAAATAAAGGCCTATCAAAAGGGCCGAATCTATCTAAAGTGAGAGTTAATCGTTAACTCTCATTTTTTTTATAATGATATTTATATTAGTAAATTTATACACAAATGAATATAACTCACATAAACCGTATTAAGGAAGCACTTACTAAAAAACACTCTTTGAGAGAAGGTATTATCGATTATATCTTTGGAAAAGCATTGGTAAGTAAATTATCAAGCGATAAAGATTTTGTTGCTATGACAAAAAAATTAGATAATGATATGCAAGCTCTTAGGGATAAGGTAGAACAATTGAAAAAAGATGGTAAACCTATACCACACCTTTACAAGCATATCTTAAATATTAAGTAATTTTAGTAAATAATGGCACAATTAACCGATTCGGATAACCGAATACCAGAGCAACAGAGAAAAAGTATTAAACTTCAAGAGGAGTATAATGAAGCTTTGTCTTTTTCGCAATCTATGATTGGTGCTATGAATACTCAGATTAATGAATCAATTAGATTAAATGGTATAAACGGTCAAAGGTCATTAGAATATTTAAATGGACTTAAATCTGGAATTGGTACACTACAAGGTTCAGAGCAAGTAAATAAAAAAATTGTTGAATTAGAAACTGAAAAAGCAGATATAGCCCGTAGATATGTTGGAGCAAATGCTGCAATAGGAAGACAACTGATAGATACCATAAATCTTACTCAAGAAGGTTTAAAAATTGAAGAGCAAAGATTAGCAGCAACTGAAAAGGTTAGAGATGTTGCTGATGATATGGTTAGTTCATTATCATCTAGCTTTGATTCACTAACATCAGGTTTAAAAGAAATACCAATAGTTGGAGGTATGTTATCCAAAGTTGCATCAGTTGGTGGAGATGCTATTAAAAGTAAATTAGGAGATGCTGCAAAAGGATTTGTAACAAATTTTAAAGGAGGATTGGATAGTGGATTATCTGGTATGCAGGCATTAAGAGGAGCGGCACCTGCATTAGGCCAATCATTAATGGCTGCGTTTGCATCACCATTAGTAATAATAGGATTAGTTGTTGCTGCAATAGCAATTGGAATAAAAAGATTTTCAGAAATAGATGCAGCAGCTCAGAAATTTAGAGATACCACTGGATTATTAGTTTCTCAAACAAAGGGATTACAAAGTACTATTTCAAGTGTATCAGTAGAATATGCAAATTTAGGTGCAACTGCTGAAGATGTTGCTTCTGCAGCTGGAGCATTTGTAACCGCATTTGATGGTATTCAACAACCTGCAAAATCAACTGTAGAATCTTTAGTTATAATGAATAAAAACTTTGGAGTAGGTTTTGCAGAAGCTTCCAAAGTAAATAAAGTGATGCAGAATTTGGGCGGATTAACTGAAGCTCAGGCTGCATCAATAAGTATGTCAGTTGTTGAGATGAGTAAGTTAGCAGGAGTTGCACCTCAACAAGTAATGAAAGATATTGCTGATAATAGCGGAGATGCTCTTAAGTTTTTTAGAGGTTCACCAAAAGAATTAGCTAAATCAGCAGTAAGTTTAGCTGCAATGGGTTCTTCATTAGAAAGTGCTTCTAAATCATCTGAAGCATTATTAGATTTTGAAAGTAGTATTGCAAATGAATTAGAAGCAAGTGCAATGTTAGGTGCTGATATAAACTTAGAAAAAGCTAGAGCAGCGGCATTTGCGGGAAACCAATATGAGCAAGAAAAGGCCATAATGGAAGAAATGATGAAGGTGGGTGATATCAATAAAATGGATATGTACTCAAAAGAAGCATTAGCTAAGGCAACCGGTAAATCAGTTGAGGAATTGGTTAATATGCAACGAATTCAAAAACAATTCGGAAACTTAGATGAAGGTCGTTTAGCAGCGGCACATGCATTAATGGATGCTGGAAAAGATATAACTCAAATAAGTGCTGCTGATTTGGATTTACAAAATAAAAAAATGGCATCTCAGAAAGATATGCAATCCCAAATGGATAAGTTATCAAATTCAGCTGGGGCAATAAGTACTGGATTTATGGATATGCTTGCTCCACTTGGTGCATTTTTAATACCGGTTATTACTGATTTATCGGATATGATTGGTAGTGTATTATTACCAGCGTTTAATGCAATAGGTAGTATGCTTAAAATAACACTTGGAATAGCTGGTGCTATTTGGAATGTATTTATGGCAATACTAAAACCAATATTTGCAATTGCTGGTGCTATTATGGAAGGGTTATTCACTCCACTTAATATGGTATCAGATTCTTTGCAACCATTATTTGCAAAGTTTGGAGAATTAAAAGATAAAATAATGGAAGGAATTGCTCCTATTCTTCCTGTGTTTTCATTTATAGGAGAATTATTAGGTACTGTAATCGGTGGAGCTATCGATGTTTTAGTTGGAGCATTCTCAGTATTGTTTGATTTTGTATTTGGAGGTATAGATATGATAAGTGGATTTTTACAAACTTATTTAGTAGAACCAATTATGAGTTTTATCAGTACTATACAATCAGGTTGGGAAATGGTTAAAGGTTTCTTCGGAATGGGTGGTGAAGAAGCAGGAGGTGGTGAAGCAACTCAAAGTGTTAATGATGGTGTTATGCAAAATGGTCAGGTTATATCAACAGACCCTGCAGACTTCTTAATTGCTTCCAAAAACCCATCAGCATTAGCTGGGCAAATTGGTGGTGGAGATGGAGGAGGAACTGCGGCATTAGTTAGTTCATTAATTGCTGAAATGCAAGGAATGAGAGCTGATTTGGCTGCAGGTAAAATTGCAGTTAATATAGATGGCCAGAAAATGAACGCAAAAATTGCAGCAAATGCAGTTAGAAATCCAATAAGCTAATAATGGGAAAATCAATAATAGAACTTTTCGAAAGTAATAAGGTATCAAGACAAATACCTCAACCACCGCCTACAAGTGGTACTTCTCAAGGCGGACAATTTCTTATTGATAGAAATAATAGAGTAGGTAATTTTTTGGGTAATGCATTAGGAACGAAAGACCCATTAAAAGAAACTGCGTTTGAACAAGAAACAACAGGATTAAGGGTTAGGAGATTTATAAATGAACCTACTTTATATGGTACTGATATAGTAAGATTACAACAAAAAACAACTTCTTTTATACAAGGTATGATTGCGGCTAAAACAAATGAAGATAGCGCAGCAGTAGTATCGATATTAAAAAATTCAAATGGATTTGCTGGAAAAGTAAATAAATTCTTAGGAATACCTACTACAATATATCCATCATCATTGAGAGCGGAAGAAGCATTTCAAAAAGGGAAAGAACCGCTAACAAATGAAACAATTGCTAAGATAAAAAAAGATGCAGCAGGTTCTCTAATTGGTAGATATCTAAATGATACTGCTAGAGGAACTCCTCAACAGGCATCTAAGCAGGTAATTGGAGGTGGTATAGGTTTAGCAA